CGCCATCCTTGTCAAGATCAAGAAAGTCTGGCTTGGCAGCTTCGTTAAGAAGTCCCCATTTTTTCATCAACTTCTGGTTGATTGTGTTGTTTTTCCACTCTTTAAGTGACATTTTTGGTTCTCCTGTTTTTGAAAAATCAATCTCTACGTCAATTTTTCCTGTCTTAATTAGGTCTTCAAAGTCCCTAAATATTAAATTTCCTTTGGTATATGCCTCTTTCTCCATATTACGAAGATGAGGATCACTCTGGGCATACCCTTCGTGTGTTTGACTATCGCTTGTAAAATCACCGCGACAGTTCTGTGCATGATGAACAAGCTCGTGGGACAAAGATCTCATAATGTCCTTGGGATGACGATTGTCAACGTACAGAACGACGTCCATATTCTCAGGATCATAGTACGCTGTCTTCCCTAGCATTTTGTTGGAGTTATCCGGGTCGCTTTGGAAATAAATGGTAACTGGCTTATCAAAGCCAAGTTTTTCCTGAGAGTATGGAAAGAAGTTGTCAACCATCTGTTCAAGATGATATACGTTTCCCACTGTATTATTCACGCATTTGTGCATTGTCTATTAATTAGTTGAAAATAACAGAAAGAGAGCGCCCCATAAATGATAAACAAAAACGGCGATATAAACAAGATTAAGACCTAAAAGAGCAGCAAAGATTTTTTTCTTGAATCTTTTTCTAAAATAGTAGAGGATCCAAATTCCTGCACCACTAAGTCCTAGCTTAGCCAGGACGAACAAGATTGGAGAGGCCTGCAAAAAGAAATCCATGATAGGATTTGCTTCTGTTGCTAGTCCATTCTGTACCCAGAATAAAGTTGCGGTTAAATCTACGAGAATCAGAAAAGCTAAAACGTATACTAGCTTAACAATTCTCCGCAGCATCTAATCACTCCTTGTTCGCTTCCTGGTGTGTCTTTAGCTCTGTATCAAGTGTGTCGCGGACTCCATAGCCTGATAACCACCTTGGCTGCTGCCAAAACGGCACAAGCATGTGAACAATCATAGCGAGTCCAGCGAGAAGTAGAAGCCCAGAAAGCTTCGCAGATCGCCTGAGGTGAGAGATGTACCCCTCAGCTTTAAAATGTGCCCAATCCCAATTCATTATAGTTTCCCCTTTCCTGGACCTTTTTCATAGGTAATTGATTTGAAGGCGGCCTCAATATAGTCGGCTGCCTTTGTAATTTTTGCTTGAACCCAAGGCTCAAGATTCTCATCATCATGGAGCATGTCATGAAGCTGCTGTGCTTGTGCCGCCATATGATAAAGCGACTTCCTCGCCATGTGACCTTCGTAACCATCAGGATCCTTATCGTGCTCTGGCGCCTGATGCATACCCTCGTCGATCTCTGGTGCCTCAAGCAACACAGAAGAGGACTTGCTTAATTCTTCTGCGATCATCTGTTTGAGAGCATTTTTTGAAATTTTCATTACTTTTTCTCCTCTTCTAAGCCGGCGCCAAGTGCGCCAAAATCAGCATAACCCATGCTGTAAGCATTCATAGCACCAGAGCCACCAGTTCCATATGGCTGCTGGCTCTTAGGTGGGGCGACTACTCGCTGGTCGGGCATTGGATATGCACCGGCTTGCTCCAGCGCGTTGAGAGCCTTTCTAAGGCACGCAGAGGCCTTGAAGGCGTATTCATATGCGCCATCATAGATAGGCTCGTCCAGAGCCTCTACGAGCTTCTCAGCGGCCTCTCTGGCCTCCAGAGCGATCTCGTACATCTTGTTGGCA